TGGTCGCGCCGTCGGTCGCGGCGTAGGTCGCGGCTCTGGTCGCGGCTCTGGTCGCGCCGTCGGTCGCGGCGTAGGTCGCGGCGTCGGTCGCGGCGGCGGTCGCGCCGTAGGTCGCGGCGGCGGTCGCGGCGGCGGTCGCGCCGTCGGTCGCGGCGGCGGTCGCGGCTCTGGTCGCGGCGTAGGTCGCGCCGTCGGTCGCGGCTCTGGTCGCGGCTCTGGTCGCGGCTCTGGTCGCGCCGTCGGTCGCGGCGTAGGTCGCGGCTCTGGTCGCGGCTCTGGTCGCGCCGTCGGTCGCGGCGTAGGTCGCGGCGTCGGTCGCGGCGGCGGTCGCGGCGTAGGTCGCGCCGTCGGTCGCGGCTCTGGTCGCGGCTCTGGTCGCGGCTCTGGTCGCGCCGTCGGTCGCGGCGTAGGTCGCGGCTCTGGTCGCGGCTCTGGTCGCGCCGTCGGTCGCGGCGTAGGTCGCGGCGTCGGTCGCGGCGGCGGAGCCTGTCTTTCTCACATGCCATATCGCCGCGCTCGCGCCATACGCGAACGCCATGACGAGCGGCGACGGGACGAGCACGACGCGAGGCGACGGGAGATTCGCCGCAGCGTAAAGCCGCCGGATCGCGTCGCCGATTTTCTCCGGGTCGGCTGGCTCCGTCCGATACGCCGTCGCAATCCAAGAGCGGACAATCTCGTCCATGCGGGCGCGCTCTGCGTCGGTGATGCCGCCGTGCGCCGTCGTCGGGGTGCGGACGATCTTGCTCACGGCCGCACCCCCGCCGCCTTGAGCCGCGCGACGGCCTCCGGGTACGCGCGCAGGGCGGCGATCTGCGGCTCCCACATCTCGAGCGCGGCGTTGATCGCGGCGTCATCGCCGTTGGTGTCGGCGAGGTCGTTCTCAATGCGGGAGAGCGCCGACTCCATCTCCTCGGGGAGACCGGCCGGGGCGATCTGGGGCTTCGCAGCGGCGGGCTTGGCGGCCGTCTGCGCGGTGGTGGCGACGCGCTCCTGCTGGCGCGGCTGGACCCGCTCCATGGGCATCTCGCGCTTGTCCTCGACCTGGGCGGGGCCCGTCACCTCGCCAGTCTCGGGGTCCACTACGTCGCCCTCGGGGATGACAGGATCGCTCGCGCCTTCGATCACAGGCGCCTCGCCCATGGTCGGGTTCAGAGCGAAGGCGCTATAGTCGGCCTGCTTCTCGTCCAGATCGAGACCGCGCAGAAGTTCGACGGACAGAGGCATCTCTCCACTGTTCGCCATGCGCCGCACCGCGGTCTTGGCGGCCATCCGGTCCTCGTGGACGGTCCACGGCGATTCCGCGGTCTTGTTGAACCGCACCGCGGTTTTCCAGCCCTGCGACTGGTCGCGCGTCTTGATGATCTCAGCCCACGGCAGGACCACGAACGCCTCGCCGTCCCGCAGCTTCACATGGCAGTAGGCGTGGGTCTTTTCGCCTTGGCGCGGCCCAGGCTTATGGCGCAGATGGGTGTCGGACCCATACTCGTAGGACCAGAACTCGTCGTCGCTGTAGACGACATCGGCATGGATCGCGACGATCTGGCCGGAGCGCCGCGCCAGATCCATGAAGCCCTTGTAGCCGACGACCAACTGGACCTCGACCACGTTCTTTCGGCGGTTCTCGAATGGGATCAGGTAGGCGTGACCCAGCACCGTGTTCGGCTCCAGCCCGAGCGAGGCGGTCGTCATGAGCGCGCCGAGCAGGGACATGGGCTCGCACTCGCCGAGCTTCGGCGTGGTGCGCAGCGCGTTCGCCATGAGGCGCATCATGCGCTCGGGCTTCAGGTGCTTCGCGGCGACTTGGGCGAGCTGATCGCGCGCCTGATCGTTCATCAGCAACTCGCGCACGCTGGCGCACTGGCGCAGCGGCTGGGTCTTGACCACGGCGAGCGGCTTGGGGGCGGGGGCGTTCATGCCGCGCTCTCCTCGTCGCGCACGATTCGCAGGATCGGCTTGGTCGCGAACTCGGGGGCGTCGAAGCCGACGCTCATGACCTCGACGCGGGCGACGCCGCGCGCGGTCTCGACTTCGGCGGTGTCGCCGGGCCGAACCTCCACGCCCTCGGCGTGGTAGGTGTAGGTGCGGGGCGACCCGGCGAACCGGGCCGACAGATAGACCTTGGCGTTCATGCGACCTCCTTGCGTTCCACGACGACGACGCCGGGAATCTCGATGGCGCCCTTGGCGGCGCGAATTTCTGCGGTAGCGAGGCGCTGGAGCACTTCAAGCACCTCGGGGCGGTCCCGGTAGCGGTTGAATACGAGCGGGAGGCTCTTGATCTCCGCGTCGTAGTAGGTGCGGTAGGCGACCGTGCGGCCGGCGCCGGTGGCCGAGCCGATGCGGACGGGCGTCGCGGCGACGGCCTGCTTCGCCTCCTTGGCGGCGTCCTGCGCCTGCTGTTCCGCCTGCGCGGCGGCCAGCATGTCGCCGCGGGCCTGCGCCATGGCGGCTTCGCGCGCTGCGGCTGCGGCGGCTTCATCGGCGAGGCGCTTCGCCTCCGCCATGGCGGCCTTGCGGCGCGCGTCCTCGGCGTCCGCGAACGCCTTGAGCTTCGCCTTCATGTCGTTGGCGATCTTCTCAAGCGTGTCGAGCAGCGGCGTGAAGGCCTTCTGGACCTTCTTCCCGGCCTCGTCGTGCGGCTTCTTCTGCTCGGCGCGCGCCTCGTCCACGACCTTCCACAGCTTGCGGACGCCGTTCAGGAAGTCGCCAGCCTTCTCGGCGGTCGGCTGGTCCTCGATGGCGACAGGCTTCCACTTCGCGGCGGCTTCCTGTGCCTTGAGAACGCGGTCCAGCGCGCCTTGCAGCGCCTCGGGGTCGTAGGGGGGCGGATTGTTGTCGCCCACCCCGCGCGGGGCTTCTTCGGTCATGGCGTGATGAACTCCTCGGAAAGGTCGATGCGGGCGTGGGTGGCGCGCAGGGCGTCGCCCATGCGATCGTTGCGGGCGCGGTCGGCGGTCATGACGATCCATGCCGCTTCGGTGATCGGCTGCATCCAAAGCCAGATCCGCTCGATGCGGCTCAGGCTGGCGGGCGCGCCGCCGATCTCGGCGCACAGGGCCTCGGGCTCGGTGAGTTCGCCCGTCTCGGGATCGGTCTGCTGCCGCATCCAGATGAGGACAGGGACCGTTGGCCCACCCTTGCGCAGGACGGTGCGATACCAGCCGGGCTCCACGTCCTCGTCGTGGCGCTGGGCGAGATGGCGCAGCGCCGCCGGATCGGTGACGGCGCCGCCCATGGCGCGCGTGTGGAAAGCGTAGAGCACGGCCTCGGGCGTCGGCTGGCGTATCACAGCGCGCGCTCCTTCGCCCGGCGGCTCATGTCGGCGGCGCGCGCCTCGCGGGCGCGCTCCTTGGCCATCTCGGCGGCTCGGAACCGCTCCAGCGCGTCGAGCGCGGCGGCCTTGCTGTCGGCGTCCACGAACAGAGGAAACCCGCGGAAGAAGCCGCGGTAGCGCGGGCCGTCGTAGCCCTCGGGTGGCGTCAGCAGCCCGTAGACCATGGGCGCGGCGGTCGCGAGGCTGGGGGCGCGGCTCATGCCCGGCCCTCCGCCCTGACGGTCGCGGCGGCGTCCATCGCGAGGCTGGCGTCGCGCTCGGCGAGCAGTCCGTCGATGCGCTCCTCCATGAACCCCGCCATCGTGCGCACGATCTTGGCCGTCTTGGCGGGATCGCCGCCCGCGCTCATCGAGGCGACGGTGCAGAGCGCAGACCCGAACACGCTCATGACCTCGATTGCCGTCGCCTCGCGCTGCAAATGCTTCGCGGCGTGCTGCTGCGCGCTCGCGACCAGCCCGCCGACGATGCACTCCATGTCAGCGGTGGTGAGGGTGCGATCCGCGCTCATGCCGCCACCACCCCGCCGTGCTCGGCGATCTCGGTGGACTCGGCCCGCGGGATCGGGAGCACCGCCGCCATCTCGACCGGGACGGCGAGGGAGCCATGGCCGTGGGTCGGCCACGCCTCGCGCATCACCTTCTCGGCGTAGGCGGCGTCGTAGCGCCCGGCCTCGGCGACATCGGCCGTGTAGCCCGCGGCGTCGGGGCGCCACCAAAGGCGCTTGCCCAGCGAAAAGAGCAGGAACATCGTCACTCTCCTCAGAAAAATGCGGGGATGGTGAACAGCGCCCAGACGAGCCCGATGAGGCACAGGGCGCCGAGCGCGTCGCCGAGGCGCCGCCAGACGCTCACGACGACACCGGCGAGCGGTAGGACGGGGCGCGCGGGATGATCGAGGCGCGCCGGTTCGCGCGCGCCAGCAGCTCGGCGGCCATGTCGCGCAGACCGGCGAGGAACCGCGGGCTGTCCGCGGTCAGCAGCCCCTCATAGTCGGGGCTGGCGCTGCGCATGAGGCGCGCCGCGGCGCAGATCGAGCCGTCGCCCAGATCCGGGTGAGCTCGGCCGGTCTCCCGGCGGTAGGCGTCGGCCTCCGCGGCGGCGTCGCACAGGGCGGCGGCCGTCAGGCCCGGATGCGTGGCCAGCGTGCGCGCGCCGGCCAGCACATCTTCGATGGTGGCTGTCATGGGGGCGTTCCTCCCGGCCGCGGGGTGCGGCTTGGGGAGGAAGTTACGCAAACCGTAAGTCTTGCGCAAGGGAGCCCATGCGGAAAACGTAAGGCGCGCGCGTTAACAGCCTCGGGGCATCCTGCGGCAAACCGGAGGGTGCATGAATTCTCGCTTGATCCAGATGGCTCTAGACTTGCCGCGCGACCGCCTGCCAGAGGCGATCCGCGCTCTTGCAGCGATGGTCAGTCGGCGCGCGGCGCCTTCGCCAGGCCCCGAAGCACTCGCGCCGCGGCGTCGTGATCGGCCGGGTCCAGAGCCGCAATCAGACGAATCAGCGCCGCCCGCTGCGTAGCTTCGTCCCCAAGGTCGAACAACTCGGGCACGGTGACGCCTAGCGCCTCGGCGATACGGGCCAGGCGGTCGAAAGTCTTGCTCTGAAGCCCGGTCTCAATGCGCGAGATGCAAGCGCCTGACAGGCCGACCGCTTCGCCAAGCTGTTCCTGGGTAACGCCCAGCGATTCGCGGATTTGCGAGATGCGCATTTTCATGGCGCCATCATTGGGCACGCGCTGCGGCCGTCCATGCTGCAAACCGTAGATCGGTCCTTGCGCGGCTCTTACGGTTTCCGTAAGCTCCCGGCATGACACTCGCACAGTATCTCGCACAGCACGGCCTCTCCCAAGCCGAGTTCGCCCGCCGGATCAGATACCCGGAGGCAACGGTTTCGCGCTGGGTCGCTGGCCGCATGGTTCCGCGTCGGCTCGCCATGCGCGAGATCGAAGCGGCGACAGGTGGCGCCGTCACCCCGGCGTCGTGGTTCCTCGATGCGCCCGCCTCGTCCGAGGCCAGCGCATGACTGCACCATGCCACGCCTCCCGCCGCGGCGGGGGCGAAAAGACGCCTAACAACCGCTCATTCGGGGGACAACCTCGCGTAACGCGCGAAGTCCTCGCCATGAGACACGGGGCGCGCGCGTCGCCCCGTCCGAGGTCCGGTCTCATCAACCGGACAGCCTGGGCGCTCCCCTGTCGCCCATGTCTTTCCTCCCGATGGCACTGCGGATCCATCCGCGCCCCCGGCCGTGGTTCTCACCGTCCCACGGTCGGGGTTTTTTCTCAGGAGCACCCATGAACGACATCCCTCCGGCCGACGCGCCGGACGGCGCCGCAGCGGCGCTGCACATCGACCCTGAGACCGGCGAGGTTCTGGCCGAGGCGCCGGCCGATGACGCCGATCTCCCGGCCTTCATCCTGCGCGCCAGCGAGTCGCTGGAGCGCGGCACGCTCGCGGGCGACGTGCGCGACGCGATGCTCGAATGGGTGAAGGCGTTGCGGAAGCCCTACGCCCAGATGAGCGAGAGCGAGCAGCGCACCGTCATTGCCAGCCTGGACATGGCCGCCCGGCGGCTCGTGCGCGGCGCGGTGCGCGTCGTCGCCGCCGAAGATCACCCCTTCGTGGAGATCGCGCTCGGGCAGGCGAGCGTGGAAGTCACGAAGGACGGCAAGATCATCAAGGGCAAGTTCGGCGCGGCCTTCACGCCCGACAACCATGTGTTCTTCGGCGAGAACACCGGCGCCCGCGTCGTAATCGTGGGCGTCTCGGCGGCCGACTATCAGGGCGAGCGCGCCCCGGCGGTTCCCGACCCGGATCAGCCTGACCTTCCCATCGCCGAGGAGCGCCCGACCGCGCGCGAGATCGCCCCGGAGGCCGATGCTCCCGAGATGGAGCAGGACGGCGACGGCGAGGAGCCCGAGCAAGGCGACGCCTTCGAGAACGACCCCGACTGGAGCCCGTTCCCGGCGGCTGCGGAGACGGCCGAGGAAAAGCCCTCGTGGATGCCGCTGCGCGAGGGCGAGGAGCCCCGGCCGCGGCCCGGCGTGCCCTACGAGGAGGCCGGCGTCGTCCCGCCGCCCGACTTCGCCAGCGAGGCGCCGGCCTACACGCCGTCGCGCAAGCGGAAGGCGGGCTGACGATGGGCGCGGCGCTCGACCTTGCGGGACAGAAGTTCGGCCGTCTGACCGCGATCGGTCGGGCGCCGACAGTGAACCGGCAGACGCGATGGCTCTGCCGCTGCGAGTGCGGCAGCGAGACGGCTGTCCATACCGCCAGCTTAAGGGCTGGCCTCACTAGGTCTTGCGGCTGCCTCATGCGCGAGACTGCTCAGACCATCGGCGCAAGCAGGGCGACGCACGGAATGCGCGAGGCACCTGAATACTCGGTCTGGTGTGGGATCAAGAGGCGCTGTGAGAACCCTCGCGAGAAGTCGTTTCCGAACTATGGCGGGCGCGGCGTCGCATGCCGCTTCGAGTCGTTTTCTGAGTTCTTCGCCGAGATAGGCCCACGGCCGTCCAAGCGGCATCAGGTCGACAGGATTGACCCGAACGGGCATTACGAGCGCGGCAATGTCCGGTGGGTTCTGCCGTCAGCGCAGCAGCGAAACCGGCGCGATGCTCGCCTGATCACGCTGAACGGCGAGACCAAGCCCCTCAAGGATTGGTGCGAGGCTCTCAGCGTTCCTTACATCACCGCCTATCAGCGGATCGCGCGTCGCGGGTGGAGTGCTGAGCGGGCGTTGGGGGTCGGTCAATGACCCTTGTTGCCGCCCTCGACCTGGGAACGGTCTGCGGCGTCGCCATCGGCGCGCCAAAGGGCAAGCCCGACTGGCACACCGTTAGACTGGGCAACGGCGAGCCGCGCGAACGGTTCGGGCAGGTGTTCCGTCTGGTCTCCGACTTGGTGGCGCAGCGAGGCGTCACCGAGATCGTGATTGAGGCGCCGCTCATCATCGCCAACCGCGTGGCTTCGACGGACGCTCTGCGCTTCTTGGTCGGCGCGACAGGCGTCGCCCACGCGGCGGCGCACATCGCGGGCGTGCCGTCAGGTGAGATCGCCGTCGCCACCGTCCGCAAGCACTTCCTCGGCTACGCCCCGCGCGGCCGGGATGTGGCCAAGAAGGCCGTGATCGACCGCTGCAAGCTGCTCGGCTGGGCCGCCGACACGGCAGATGCCGCCGACGCGCTCGCGCTCCTCGACTGCCGTCTGGCGCAGCTATCCGCCCATCACGTCGCCCAGCGGCCGGCGCGCATGTTCACGAGGCAGGCATGACCGCCCCGCGCCGCAAGGCCTTCCCGACGCCGACGCCCGAGCAGGAGGCCCACGCGATCCGCCTCGCGAACCGGGGCGAGCCCTACAGCGCCATCTGCGCCGAGGTGGGCATCACGGACAAGCAGGCCCGCCGGATCGTCTCCCGCGCCGGGCTCGATGCGCAGGCCCGCCAGCGCCAGAAGAAGGGGCAGGCGGTCCAGTGGACCGACGCCATGCTGGAGGAAGTCCAGCAGCGGTGGGAGGACGGCGAGACCGTTCTCCAGATCGCCGAGGCCATGGATCTCCCGGAGGGCGCCGTGGAGGGCAAGCGCGTCATCCTCGGGCTCTACCGCGACGACCCGATCACGCTCGCCCGCCTCGCCCGCCCTGACGGCAAGCACCGCGCAGCCGCGCTGGCCCGGCTCGGACTCGATCCCGAGGACGCCGCCCGTTTCCCGCGCCGCATCGCGCTCGTCGCTGCGGCCATCGCCATGGAGCAGGCCCGATGACCCGCGGCCCGAAGCCCAAGCCCCGCCCCCGCGGCGAGCTGCTGGCGGCCGTGCGCCGCCTCTGGCTGCACACGACGACGCCCGGCCCGGTGATCCTGCGCATCCTCGCCAGCCGGGGCTACAGCCTGAACCGCGAGAACTTGCGCCACGACTTCGGGCCGCGGCAGGCCGGAGGGAGGAAGCCATGAGGGCTGCGGCGTGGCTGATCGGGCTCGCCTTCTCGCTCGCGGTCTGGGCGACGGCCGCGCATCTGCTGTGGTGGTGGGCGTGATGCCGGCGCTCCCGTCTTGTCCCGCCGCCGCGCTGCTGATGCGCGCCGCGCACCGCTACGGCGTCGGCGCGCTCGCGCAGGACGCGCGCATGTCGCCGGAGCGCATCCGCGCCATCGGCGCCCGCGGGTGGTCCCTCGACGCGCTCACGGCGCGAGAGCTGCTGACGCTCTGCGGGCTCATGGAAATCGACCCGCGCGACGTGGCCGATGCGGAGCTACAGGGGCGCGTCGCGCACCGCTACGGCGTCGGCGCGCTCGCGCAGGACGCGCGCATGTCGCCGGAGCGCATCCGCGCCATCGGCGCCCGCGGGTGGTCCCTCGACGCGCTCACGGCGCGAGAGCTGCTGACGCTCTACGGGCTCATGGAAATCGACCCGCGCGACGTGGCCGATGCGGAGCTACAGGGGCGCGTCGTCAGCATCAGGGGGCGGGGGTGATGCCGGCGGGGTGGCCTAAGGGCAAGCCTAAGCCGCGCGAGCAGCAGGAGCGCGAGATGCGCACTCGGCGGCTCAAGGCGACGCTGACGGAGGCGCAGCAGCGCCGCTTCGACGTGCTGCGCCATCAGGGCGCGACGGTCGATGAGGCGTTCGCCGCCGTGACGGGGTGGCGGCCGTGACCGCCCGCCCGGAAAAGTTGCCAAAGGCCACGGCGGGCGCGCGCGAGCCCATAGCCGGCCGCCTGGGCGTGATCGTCATGGCCACCCGCGCGGACGGCACGACGCAGGGCCGCCACCTGCCGACCAAGGAGGGGATGGAGCTTTTCGAGACCATCAAGGCGAAGCCGGGGCCGTATGTGCGCGTCGCGGTCGCGACGGTGTTTCAGGAGGAGGGGCTTCCCCATGCCTGAGCGCCTGATCGCCGCCGAGGGGCGCGTCGAGATCATCGTCGGCGACTGCCGGGACGTGATGCGGGACATGGCTCCCGACAGCATCGACGCCGTTGTGACAGACCCGCCGTATCAGCAGACCTCTCTAGCCTGGGACCGATGGCAAGAGGGCTGGCCAAACTTGGCGGCGCGCGTCTTGAAGCCCACCGGCTCCATGTGGGTGTTCGGCTCACTGCGCATGTTCACCGACCGATGGAGCGACTTCGACGCGTTCCAGCTTGCGCAGGATGTCATCTGGGAAAAGCACAACGGCTCCTCGTTCCACGCGGATCGGTTCAGGCGGGTGCATGAGCAGGCCGCGCACTTCTACCGCGCTGGCGCGAAGTTTTCGGATGTTTATCGCAAGATCGTGACGACAGCCGACGCGACGAAGCGCACGACCCGAAGAAAAAAGCGCCCGGCCCACATGGGGCATATTGAGGCCGGGGCCTACACGTCTGAGGACGGCGGCCCACGAATGGCCCGCAGCGTCATCTTCTGCCGCTCCGAGCACGGGCGCGCGGTTCACCCCACACAGAAGCCGGTCGGCGTCGTGGCCCCGCTGGTAGAGCACTCCTGCCCGCCCGGCGGCGTCCTTCTCGACCCGTTCGGAGGCAGCGGGACAACGGCGCTGGCGGCGCAGCACGCCGGCCGGGTGATCCTGATCGAGGCGTGCCGGGACTATGCCTTAGCCGCTCAAGACCGCATTGAGCGCGAGCGGACGGCTGGCCCCCTGTTCGCGGGAGGCCCCCATGCCTGACTCCATCGCCCTCCGCGCCGCGCGCGCCGCCGGCGAAGTTTGCCATCGCCTCGGGCTGGACGAGGACGTGGAGGCCGCCGTCGCGCTGGCCGTGGTGATCGCCGCCCAGCCGCAGCCCATCGAGCGCCTGACAGAGGCGCAGACCCGCATCGTGCGCGTGCTGGAGGCCGCCCACGGCCGGTGCGTCACGCTCGGCCAACTCATCGAGGCGTCGGGCGCCGCCGATAGCTCGGCCATCGTCCATCTCACCCGCATCCGTCAGCGCCGCCCCGACATCGGCGCGCGCATCGAGACGGTCTGGGGGAAGGGCTACAGGTGGCGGCCGTGAGCGCGCGCCCCGACCCGCTCGCCGACATCCCGGACGCCGACATTCTGGCGGCGCTGGCGGCCATGGACGCGGGCGAGTCCTCGAAGCAGGCCGCCGCCCGGATCGGGGCTCCGCGCGGGGCGCTGCTGGATCTGTGGTGCGAGATCGAGGCCGAGCGGAAGCGGGAGGCCCCGTCATGCTGACCGTCTCCCGCCACGCCCACGAGCGCCTTCAGGAGCGGTTCGGCTGGCCCGGCACGGCCGACGACGCGGCACGCGCGCTCGCCCGCCTGGAGCCCGTCCAGTTGGCGCTCGCCATCGCCCGCGACATGCGCGCCGCGTGGTTCCTCACGCTCCCCGACATGGGCGTGGAGCTGCGCTTCCACGGGCGCACGCTCATGACCGTGATCGACTTCGACGGCCGCCGGGCGGCGCCCATGCCGCGCAGGCGGATGGCCACCAGCGGGCGGCGCGTGGCCCGGCGCGGAGGGCCGCGCGATGAGTGACCCCCGCCCCGTGGAGCCGCCGCGCTCCCCCGACACATGGCGCAGCCTCGGAGAGGTGGCGCGCGCGCTCGTGCGCAAGATGCAGGAGGAGCGCGATGCAGACCGCCGCAGAAGCGACGACTGACGCCCGCACGGCGCTTGAGCCCGTCGAAGCCGAGCAAGCCCTGATCGGCGCGGCGCTCGTCAACGGCGACGTGATCGAGCGCGTCGCCCGGCATGTCACGGCCGACGACTTCCATGATCCGGTCCACGCCCGCATCTGGGCGCTCTGCTGCGCGCGCCAGCAGTCTGGCGACCTTGTGGCCCCGTCGCTTCTCGCCCCGTTCCTGCGCGACGACGAGGGCTTGGCCAAGCTGGGCGGCCCGGCCTACCTCGCGCGGCTCGCCGGGGCCGCCGTCTCGATCTTCTCGGCGCCGGACTACGCCCGCGCCATCGCCCAGGCCGCCGCCCGCCGCCGCCTGATCGGCATCGCCGAGCGCGGCATCGAGCGCGCCAAGGATCCAGCCACGCCCCCGGAAACGGCCGCCGCCGCCATGGAGGGCGAGATGCTGGCGTTCGAGCCGCCTTCCGGCGCGCCTCGGGATGCGTGGATCGCCGCCTCCGTCGCCGCCTCCATGGAGGCCGTGTGGGCCGCCTACCACGGCGAAGGGACGGCCGGCGTCGGAACGGGCTTGCCGTCGCTGGACGACATGACGGGCGGCTGGCGCGGCGGGCGGCTCATCGTGCTGGCCGGGCGGCCCGGCATGGGCAAGAGCGCCGTGGCCCTGTTCTTCGCCTGGGCCGCCGCCAGCCGCGGGCGCGGCGTCCAGTTCTCCAGCCTCGAAATGTCGGAGGCCGAAGTGTCGGCGCGGCTCGTATCGCTCCAGACATGGCGGCTCGGCCAGCCCGTCGAATACGAGCGCATCATGCGCGGCACCTTCGGCGAGCACGAGGGCGAGGTGGTCGCCCGCGCCGCTGCTGACGTGGCCGAGCTTCCGATCCGCATCTCCGGGCCGCTGATCCGGGACCTGGGCGGGATCGCCGCCGCCGCGAAGCGCAGCCGCAACCTCATGGCCGCCCGCGGCCTGACGCTCGACCTGATCGTGCTCGACTATCTCGGGCTGATCCGCCCGCCGCGCGAGCGACAGAGCAAGGTGCATGAGGTGGGCGACGTGACCGCCGGCCTGAAGCTGATGGCCCGCACGCTCGACACCCCCGTCATCGTGCTGGCGCAGCTCAACCGCGGCGTCGAGCAGCGGGAGGACAAGCGACCGAACATCAGCGACCTCCGCGACAGCGGCGACATCGAGCAGGACGCCGACCAGATTCTGTTCCCCTACCGCCACGAATACTACCTCGCGCGCGAGAAGCCTCAGAACGGCTCCCCCGCCGACATGGCGGATTGGGAAGCCGAGATGGCGAAGCACCGCGACCTCATGGAGATCGACGTGGCGAAGAATCGCCACGGGCGCACCGGGCGCGTCCGCTGCGTCTGCATGATCCGCGCGAACGCCATCGCGGAGATCGCGCTGTGAGCATCAAGGTGTGCGAGCCGGAGCAGATGGGCCCGTGCGTCCTGTGCGCAGAACGGCGAGCCTTTTATAAGGGTTACGGGCCGGAGTTCGGCGTTTGCTGCGCATGCGCAGAGTCCATCGCTAATCTCTACTCGCTGGTGCATTCGGGCGAGCCTTTGTTCGAGGCTCCTAGCGCGGGGGCCAATGCCAAGCCGGTCCCCACGGCTCTGCGCTGGCGCGTCCTGCGCGAAGCCGGGTTTGCCTGTCAGGCGTGCGGCGAGCGCGAGCGGCCCCTTCACGTCGATCACATCGTGTCGCGAGCCAAGGGCGGCGGTAACGAGCCGGGAAACCTTCAGGCGCTGTGCGACAGGTGCAACCTCAAGAAGGGGGCATCATGAGCCGCCTCGTCGCGACATTGGTCTACAGCAAGCGCGTCGGCTCGATGGCCCGCAAGGCCGTGCTGGCCTACTGCGCCGACCGCGCCAGCGATGACGGAACGGGCATCTGGTGCTCCAAGGTCCGCATCGCTGAGGAAGTCGAGTGCAGCAAGCAGACCGTCATCGACACCCTGCGCGCGCTCGTCGCCGAGGGGCTAATGTCGGAGGTTGGCCGGCGGAAGTGCGTGAGCGGATTCACGGTCGAATATGCGCTGAACCTGTCCGCGATCCGCGCTCTGCCCGATGTGCGGGAAGGCGAAAGCGGTCCAAATCTGGACCCCATGGGGTCTACTTCTGGACCGGTCCAGATTTTGACCGGTCAAGCCACTGGACCCCATGGGGTCAACCAGCTTGACCCAAACCGTCCTAGAACCGTCCTAAGAGAAGAAAGATCTCTATCACCACCACCACCTGCTCCCAGCCCCGCGCGTGAGCCCGTGGTCGTGGCCGACGCTGACGCGATCACGCTCACGGACCAGATCGCCGACGCGCTCGGCGCGGACCCGTCCAAGCACCCCCATTGGGCGACCGGGGCGCTCGTCGTCGCCCGATGGATCGCAGCAGGCGTGAAGCCAGCGACGGCCATCGCCGCCGCCAAGGCCGAGCGCATCAGGCGGGACGGCAAGGGCCACGCCCCCCCCAACGGACCGGCCTACCTCGAACAGGCCGTCATGCGGCTGCACGCCGAGGCGGCGGCGCCTGTCGCCCGCATCGCCCCGCCCAAGCCGCAGGCCCCGACCCGCTCACGCGCCGGGCCGGGCCTGACCCCTGAGGAGCAAGCCATCCGAGACCGTCTCGCTGGAGGATACCGATGATCCCGCCCCGCCCCCTCACGATCCGCCAGATCGGGCTGCACAGCCTCGTCGCAGGAAAACGCTCATGACCCGCCGCCGCGCCCGCACCCTCGACGCCCGCCAGCGCGTCGAACTCGCCGTCGTGACATGGATGCTGGCGGGCTGCGGCCCCGACGACGCGCTCCGCCGCGCGCAGGCCGCGGACCGGCACAGCCGACGCGACCTGTCCGATGTGTGGCGCGCCATCACGGTGCGCGGCCCCGCCATCCTCGCCGAGATCGCCCGTCGGATCGGCGCAGACCCCGACAGGCTCGGCGGCCAGTGGACCGTGGCGCGCCTCCTCCACGCCGAGCGCATCCGCGAGGTGCTGGCCGAAATCCGACGGCGCGACGCCAGCCGCGATCGCGTCGCGCTCCCCGGCGCCGTGACGCCGGAGCGCGCCAGGCACGGCCGCATCCGCGAGGGGCGCGCCGTCGACCCGGAGAACGAGAAGCGCACCGTCAAGGTGCTCGTGGACGACGCAGGGACCGCGCTGCGCGCCGCCCATGTCCGCGACCGACTGACGGCCTCACAGCTCGCCGCCGGCGAGCGGCTGGCCGAGTGCATCTGGCTCGGCATGGCCAGCGGCTCCGGCCGCAGCGCGTTCGTGTGGCTCCCGCGCGGCACGACCGAGACCGAAGCCGAGTGGCGCATCCGCGCGGCCGTGGAGCTTCGCCGCGTCAAGGGGGCCATCGTCGCCGCCTCCGGCCACGACGCATGGGCGATCGTGCAGGACGTCGCGGGCTATGACGCCCCCATCGGCGACTGCCGCCCGAAGTACCGCCGCTACCGGCTGCTGTGCGCAGGGCTCGACGCCGCCGCCGAGCACTATGAGCGCGCCGGCCAGATCGAGGCCGCGTGAGGCCGCTGGGCGCGCTGGGGCTTCGCAGGACGGGCAAGTCGGGGTTGGCAGGTGTCATGAAGGGGGAAAACGACTCTGACCCTCAGCGGCGCTCTAATCGGCGCTGGCGAGGCGGAGCGATTGACCCCTTGGCCTCCCCGCGCGCGCGAAAAACGTCGACCAAGGTCGCGCGCTACCGGGCGAAGCTGGCTGCGAAGGGCATCCGGGCGCTCCCGCCCGATCTCATGGCCGAGCTGCTCGACCACCTGCGGCCCGCGCAGACGCCCGCAGCGCCCGCGCCCGACCCTGAGCCGCCCCACCCCGAGGCCGCCGCCTTGGGCCGCGCCAGCGCCCTCAGCGACCGCCGCCCGACCGCCTGGGGCGAGGCGCACCACGGCGAGATGACCGGCGCGTGGTGGGGGCGGTGATCCTCTCCGAAGGTCGCACGGCCCCGATTACGACCCCCGGTTGCGCCTGACGACCTATTCGGGTATCTCTGAGCCATGGTCGCGAAGCGCGCCCGGCGGGTAGCCCCCTCCGGGCGCTTCGCATTTCAGGGGCCGCGACGCGCTAGGAGGCGACCCATGGCGCGCAAGCCCAAACCTGGCACGGCACCGGCGGCGGCTCCGAAACCGAGCGAGACCCCGCGCATGCGCCTTGACGCCATGGGGACTGACGGCCTGATCGAGCGCATCGTCGCCGGCCAAGCTCTGCGCGACATCGCGCGGGACTGCGGCGCGCATCTCTACTCGATGCAGGTCTGGATCGCGGGCGAACCCGAGCGCAAGGCGCGCTACGACGCCGCCATGAAGCTCAGCGCCGACTGGCACGCGGAGCAGGCGACAGCCGTGATCGAGGCGCTGGGGGCCGGCGCGACTAAAGCCGATGTGGCCCGCGCCCGCGAGCTGGCGCAGCAGCACCGCTGGCTCGCGAAGATGCGCGACCAGAGCCGGTACGGCGACAAGCTGGCCGTCGATCACAACGTCACGCCCGACGCGGCCGAGGCGCTGGGCGAGCTCCGCGCGCTGTTCGGGATCAAGACGGATGGCGCGAAACCGGCCTAGAGCAATCGCGCCCAGCATGATCGTGGGCGCGATGGCCGACATGGCGGCCCGCGTCTACCGCCGCGGCGAGATCGTCGCCGATCCTGACACCGGCTCGATCCGCGTCGCCGACGGTCGGCGCCAGGTCGCCGACTTGCCGTCGCCTTCTAGCGGCCCCGGTTCTGCCGGCCCGAAGGGCGACAAGGGCGACACTGGAGACGCAGGCCCCGCTGGCGCGGCGGGGGCGCAAGGCCCTGCAGGGCAGGCCGGAACACCGGGCCTCGGCTTGCCGCGCATCGGGCTCGTCTCGGGCCGCTTCTACGACGGCGGGCTCTACGCCTCCATGAGCTCCATCGCCGGCGCCGCGAACCGGATCGACCTCTACCCCGTGGTCTGGCCGGAGGAGTTGACCATCAGCCAGATCGGCGTCGCGGTCTCAACCGCCGTCGCCTCCGCTCTAGCCAAAGTGGTGGTCTACAGCTCCGACGCGGCGGGAAAGCCTGCAGCGCTTCTCTACGAGAGCGCCAATCTTGACTGCGCCACGACAGGCTTCAAGCAGGTGGCGGCCTCGCTCAGTTTCGCCGCGAACACAGTCTACTGGCTGGGCGTAAGGCACAGCAGCACCGCCACGCTGCGCGGCGTCCCTGTGACCGGACTGCCCTCTCTGGGCATGACCGCGGGCGCGGACGGCAGCTACGGCACGGTCCTGCGCCGCACTGTGACCTTCGCCAACGCCGCGCCCAACCCGTGGGCGTTCAGCGCGGCCGAGATCGTCTCGAACGTGGTTGCGCCCAGCGTCAGGGTGCGGAAGGCGTGACCGACCTCGCCGCGCTGCTCGATCTCACCCCGGAGGAGGTGAGCGAGGCGCTCGATCGCATGACGCCGGAGCAGGCAGTGCGCGCTCTGGCTCTGGCGCGCGTCGTGGACGACTCGGACGCGCAGCGACTGCTTGACCATGTGTTCCCGGACGAAACCCACGAGTGGCGCGGCCAGACGTTCTACGCCCGCCACCTCTACCCGAAGCACATGAGCTTCTTTGCGGCCCAGAAGGTCTACCGCGAAGTCTGCGCCATGGCGGCCAACCGCATCGGCAAGAGCTTCGGCATGGGGGGCTACTCGACCGCCGTCCACCTGACGGGGCTCTACCCGCCATGGTGGCCGGGCCGACGGTTTCCGGGGCCGATCCGCGCTTGGGCGTGCGGCAAGACGAACGAGACCGCGCGCGACATCGTGCAGGCCATCCTTCTTGGCGAGGTGACCGGCGGCGGCGCGACCAAGGGCGTCTCTGGCCGCGGCCTGATCCCGGGCCGGCTGCTCGGCAAGCCGACATGGCGCAGCGGCGTCGCCGACCTGGTGGACACGATCCGCGTGCGCCACGTCTCCGGGCGCTTCTCGATGCTGGGGATCAAGAGCTACGCGCAGGGCCGCGGCGCGTTCGAGGGGACCGCGCAACACCTGATCTGGCCCGACGAGGAGCCGCCGGCCGACATCTACGGCGAGTGCCTGATCCGCACCGCGACCACGAACGGGCTGATCCTGTCGACGTTCACGCCGCTTGAGGGCCTGAGCGACGTGGCGCTCATGTTCATGCCGGGAGCGCAGCAGGATGGAGGCTGACAACCCGGCGGAGGGGCCCGGCGTCACCGAGATCAACCCCTCGCGGGCCGTCATCTCGGTCGGCTGGGATGACGTCCCGCACCTGACCGAGGAGGCCAAGGCCGAACTGCTGCGCGGCACGCCGCCCTACCTGCGCGACGCGCGGTCCAAGGGCATCCCGTCGATGGGCGCCGGCGCGATCTACCCGATCCCCTGGGAGGAGGTGGTTGTCGCGCCGTTCCCGATCCCGGCTTGGTGGCCGCGCTGGTACGCGCTGGACGTCGGCTGGCGCTGGACCGCGGCGCAGTGGTTCGCGCTTGATCGCGAGACCCTGACAACCTACGTCTACTCGGAGCACAAGCGTTCCGAGGCCATGCCCATCGTCCATGCTGAGGCCATCAAGGCCCGGGGCAAGTGGATGCAGGGCGTCATCGACCCCGCGGCGCGCAACCGCACCCCGCAGGACGGCTCCAAGCTGTTCGCGACGTACACCGGCCACGGGCTGCACCTGACGCCCGCCGTCAACGCGGTGGAGGCCGGGCTCCTCGAAGTCTGGATGGCGCTGGAGTCCGGGCGGCTCAAGTTCTTCAACACGCTGGTCAAGACCGAAGCGGAGTACCGCATCTACCGGCGCGCGTCCCGCAAGGACGAGAACGGCGTCGAGCGGGTGACCATCGTGAAAGAGAACGATCACCTGATGGACTGCACGCGGTACGGCGTGATGGCGCCGGAAGGCGTCAAGACTGTCATCGCCATGGCCACCGGATCGCAGGCGCCCCACGCCGCGGCCGACCGCCGGGCCGGATACTGAGGCGCCATGCAGCCTGTCGAGACCGAAGCAGCGCCAGACGATGAGGCCGCGGCGAGGAAGCTGCGCGTCGCGCTGACCGAGATCACCGGCAAGCTGCAGGGCGAGGCGGAGCGCCGCGCCGCCGCTCGCAGGACGATCGAAGACCGCTGGATTGACGATCTCCGGCGCATCCATGGCGTTCCCGACGAGGAGACGGCGGGCGAGCTCGCCAAGGACAAGAACCGCAACAAGTCCAAGCTCAACATCAACATCGTGCGCCCGAAGTGCCGCGAGATGCACGCGCGGCTCGGCGACATGCTGTTCGCGTCGGACGAGTCTTGCTGGGGGCTGGAGCCCTCGCCCAACCCGACGCTCACCATCGAGGCCGAGCAGGCCGCGCAGAAGGCCCGAGACGCACGCAAGCAGGCGTCCGAGGCCATCGCCACGGAGAAAGCCGGAGGGGCGGAGCAACCCTCCATGCCGACCACGGCGCTCATCCGCCGCGCCAACGAACTGGCCTACGACGCGCAGCTCGTGCAGGCGCAGATCGAGGAGGCCCGCAGCCGCGCCCGCGCCATGGAGCAGGAGATCGCCGACCAGCTCGCCGAAGCGCGGTTCGAGGCGGAGGCGCGCCGCGTCATCCAGGACGGCATCGACATCGGCTGCGGCGTCCTCAAGGCCCCGGCGCTGGGCGTGGTCGACGCGCGCCGCTGGCGCCCGAGCCCGGACGGCGGGATGCGGCTCGTGGACGAGGGCGTTCCGAAGCCGGCCGCAGTCTGGACCGACCCGTGGGGCTTCTACCCCGATCCGACCGTGCGCCGGATCGAGGACAGCGAAGGCGTGTTCACGCGCGAGATGTTCACCGCCTCCAAGCTGCGCCGCATCGGGCGCGCGGAGGGCTGGGACAAGGACGCGCTGCGCGAAATCCTGCGCGAGGGGCCGAAGGACGTCGCGCCAACCTACCTGTCGCAACTGCGCGCGATCCGCGAGGAGACCAGCCAAGACCCGGCGCTGTTCCATGTGTGGTGCTACAGCGGCCCGCTGACGGCCGAGGACGCCAAGACGCTGGCCTACGCGCTGGGCGAGGATGGCATGGTCGCCGACATCGGCGAGCCCGACCCGCTGGACGAGGTGAACGTCGTCATCTGGTGGTGCCAGAACCGCCCGCTCAAGATCGCCGACTATCCGCTCGACAGCGGCCAGCCGCTCTACCGCGTCTACAGCCTGCAGAAAGACCCGGCGTCGCTGTTCGGCTACGGGCTGTCGTGGATTCTGCGCGACGAGCAATCCGCCATGGGCGCGGCGTGGCGCATGCTGATGGACAACGCCGCGGTCTCCGCCCCCGGGCCGATGGTGGTGATCGACAAGGGCGGGGTCCAGCCTGCCGATGGCGTCTGGGAGGTTCGCGGCGGCAAGGTCTGGGAGCGCACCAAGGACAGCTACGGCGCCACCAACCCGCCCTTCGCGGCGTTCCCGATCCCGACCAACCAGCAAGAACTGGCCGCGATCATCCAGATGATCTCGGAGCACGTCGACCGGGTGACGTCCATGCCGCGCGAACTGTCGGGCGAGCCCGGCAAGCTGCCGCGCCAGACCGCCACCGGCGCCGCGCTGCTGATGTCGAGCGGCAACGTGATCTACCGCGACGCCGTGAAGACCTGGGACGACGACTGCATGGTTCCGGTCATCCAGGCCATGCGCGACTGGAACATGCAGCACTCCAAGAAGGGCCACATCAAGGGCGACATGGATGCGGTCGCCAAGGGCTCCTCGGTGCTGCTGACGCGCGAAGTGCAGAGCCAGACCCTCATGGCCATGGCCCTCAACCTCGCGCCGCACCCGATCTTCGGGAGCATGCACCGCGACGGCGGCGCCCCGCTGCTGCGCGAAATCTACCGGGTGAACGGGCTGCGGCCCGATCAGTACCTCCTCACCGACGACGAGCTCGCCGAGCAGGCCGAGAACGCGCCGGTCGATCCGGCCGTGGAGGCCGCCACCGACGAGATCGAGGTGAAGCGCGAGCGCATCGAGGCGGATGTCGCTATCGCGCAGATGGAGAGCCAGGCGCGGGTAGAGACCGCGAAGCTAGCGCACGAGTCCCAGATGATGGGGCTGGCCGAGAAGCTGAACATGACGATGGAGCAGCTTCGCGCCCAGCTTCAGATGGACCGCGAGGACCGCGACTCGAAGGAGCGCATCGTCGCCGTGGAACTCGCCGAGAAGCGCCGCAGCGGCGACAGCGCGGGCGGCTATGTCTGACGCGCCCAAGATCGACCCGCACAGCCCGACCTGGCGCGCCGTCGCCCGGTTCGTGAGCGACGAAATCGCCGCCCACATGGAAGCCCTGACGCGCCCCGGCATCCCGGAGCGCGAGGCCGACATGCACCGCGGCGCCATCGCCTCCCTGCGCGACGTGAGGGAAATCCCGCTGCGCAGCATCGGAGCAGCGAAGTAGGCCGCCCACGGGCCGCCTGCCTTCGCCGAACCCCTCGAAGGGCCGCCCATGGTGGGCCGCCCGAGGAGCAAGACCGCATGAGCACGGAGAGCGACCAGACCCCGGAGAAATCCGAGGCCGAACAGGCGTTCGACGCCTACGCCGAAATGGTCATGGCGCCCGCGGGCGACCAGCCGCCGCCGGAGCCCCCTCCGGCCGCCGCTGATGCACCGCAGGCCCCGGACAGCCAGCCGGCGCAGCCCGACGCCCAGCAGCCCGACCTTGCCGCACAGCTCGCGGCGGAGCGGGCCGAGAAGGAGCGACTGCAGCACCAGCTTGCGTCCGACCGCGGGCGCCTCCTCGCGCTCCAGCGCGAGAAGGATGAACAGCGGAAGGCGGCCGAAGCGGCCCCCGCGGAGCAGGATGACGACGAGGACGAGCTTGCTCGCCTCGCCGAGGAGTACCCCGAGATCGCCGCGCCCTTGCAGCGCACGATCCAGAAGATCGAACAGCGGCTTGGTCGCGTCCTGACTTCCCAGGAGCGAGCCGAAACCGCCGAGGCGGAGCGCCTCGACCTGCAGAACACGGCCGAAGTGGAACGGTCCGAGCCCGGCGGCATCGCCTTCATCCGTCAGAACGCCGAAGCGTTCGCGGCGTGGGTGAAAAGCCCGGACATCACCGTGGGGCTGCGCGAGAAGGCGGAGCGCAATGCGAGCCGTCTCGTGGACCCGGCCGAGGCCAAGGACGTCATCGCCGCCTTCAAGCGGCACATGGGCGCGACATCCGCCCCGACCCCAACCCCGACGACCGACCGCCGCCAGCGACAGCTTGCCGGCGCATCGACCCCCCGCGGCGGCGCACCCGCGCGCGTCGCGGCCGATGTGGAGCCCACCGACCCCGAAAAGGCCTTCGCCTACTACGCGAAGATCGCCGAGCGGGAGATGGGGCTATCCGGCTGATCTGACGGCCAAGGCGTCACAGCGCACAGGACAGCGCCATGACTGCAAACCTCGCCTACGGCGATGTGGGCATCTTCCCCCGCATCAACATCTACGCCGAACCCAAGATGCTGATGGTGGCCGATCCCATCATCGTGCTCGGCAAGCTTGGCATGACGAAGGTCATGCCGCGCAACAAGAGCCAGACCATCGAGTGGCGGCGCGCCAAGCCCTTCGCGGCCGTCACCACGCCGATCGCGGAAGGCGTCACTCCGAACACGACCAAGTTCGCGTTCGAGAACGTCCGCGGCACGCTGCGCCAGTACGGCATGGTCACCAACTGGACGGACATCATAGAGGACACCCACGAGGATCCGGTCGTTCAGGAGATGGTCGGCCAGATGGGTGACAACTTCGGCCGCACGATCGAGGCCCTGAACTGGGCGAAGCTGCGCGCCGGGACGAACGTCTACTACGCCAACGGCTCGGCGCGCGCCGCGGTGAACACCACGCTGACGCTGAACATGCAGCGCCGCGTGGTCGCCGGCCTGAAGCGCCAGAAGGCGAAGAAGAAGACGAGCATGCTCGCGCCGTCGGTCAACTATCAGACCCGCGCCGTGGAGGCCGCCTACGTGGCCGTCGCGCACACGGACCTGGAGCCGTCGATCCGCGATCTGCCGTCCTTCGTCCCGACGTCCGAGTACGGCTCGCGCTCGACCATCTCGCCGTTCGAGATCGGATCGGTGGAGGAGGTGCGGTACATCACCTCGCCCGATCTCGACCCGTTCCTCGACGCGGGCGGCACGCCCACCGGCGTCCGGTCCAACGGCGGATCGGCGGCCGACGTCTACCCGATCCTCTACTTCGGGGAGGAGGCGTTCGGCACGGTCGCGCTGCGCGGCTACGACAGCGTGAAGCCCACGCTCATCCCGGCCGGGACCAAGACCAAGGACGACCCGCTCGGCCAGAAGGGCGTCGCCGGCTGGAAGACCTGGCACGAGTGCGTGATCCTCAACCAGTCGTGGATGGCGCGCCTCGAAGTGGCGGCCCCGTCGCTGCTCTGAGCCTGACCCGGGGGCGCTGACCGCGCCCCCGAACCTCCCCCCCTCCCTCACTCGAAAGGACTTGCCATGAGCGTAACGCTCGTGACGGGCGAGGTCGTCGGCGCGGGCGCCGCGATCAACGTCGAACTTGGGTTCATCCCGATGGCCGTGACCGTCATCAACGTGACGGACGGCACCCCCATGGTGGACTGGTTCCGCTTCCAGACGATCCGTTTCGATAGCGGCTCGGACCAGATTTTCGCGGGCATGCGGATCGGCGGGCAGACGTCGGGCGCCCGCGCGACGGTCGAAGACGTCGAACTGCTCTCCGGCAAATGGGAGGACGGCAACGCCGCCGGCATCCTCTACGTCGAAGACGTCTCGGTGACGGGGACGTGGCAGGACGACGAGACCATCAACATCCTGCCCGACACGCCCCGCGCGATCGCTGCGGTGACCAACGCCGCGACCGTGGACGGCGTGATCGCCAACAACTGCGTCACGACCGCCGCCGCCGTAGCGACCGCGACTGCCGCGACCGGCGTGCGCGCCTATCTCGGGACCGCGGCGGGGGCCCGGCCCGGCTTCACGATCGGGGCGACGCTCGCCGCCTCGGGCAAGAAGCTGCGCTACCTCGCCCAGCGCCAGGATCACTGATCCATGGCCCTGTCGCTCACGACCGCGCGCCAGATGATCCCCAGCATTGCGCGGGGCTCGTGGCGCGACCTGTCGTCGTTCCTGCAGGCGATTCTGGACGGCGACTTCACCTCCCTGATCCCGGGCGTCACCGCCTCGGCCGCCGAGCTGAACGTGCTCGACGGCGTGACGGCCGGCACGGCCGCCGCGTCGAAGGGCCTCGTGCTCGGCGCGTCGAAGGAGGCCGCGGACATCGGCCCCCTCACCGGGACCGGGTTCCAGACCACGGCCACGGCGGTCACCGCGACGGCTGACGGTCTCACGACCGGCATCGTCCCGGCGGGCGCCGGGTTCGTCGTGGTCACCTCGGGCAACGCCGATCACATCGTCACCCTGCCGGCCCCGGTCCCAGGGACGGTCGTGCGGCTGATGAACGGCGCGACCGGCTACGAGCTGCGCTCCAGCGCCCCGGCCACCGTCGCCATCAACGGCGGCGCCGGTGCGAACGCGGAATCGGCCATTGCCGCGACCACGCTCGTCACCTGCGTCTGCACCTCGGCGACGACGTGGATCGCCATGAGCCAGGTGGCGGCCGGCACCGTCTCCGCCACCCAGGTCGCCGCGGCCTGACGCTGACAGCCTCCGGGCCGGTCAGCGGCCCGGAGCACTCCACCGGAGAGACCCATGGCGACCGAACCCTCCCTCCGCCGCGTCCCCATTGACGAGGCGACGCTGCCCCAGCTCATCGACTTCGCCAGCGTCATGCTGGGGCTCGAAATCCCGGCCAAGCCCTCGAAGGCGTCCATGCAGGCGCTCATCGAGACGGCGGCGCCGGGCGCGCGCGAGATCGTCACGGTCGCCAAGCTGGCCGCCCCGATCGCGACGCTGAAGACCGGGATCGAGGCCTACGCCGATCTCCCGGACGACCAGCGCGTCAAGATCGTGATCCCGATGGAGCCCGGCCCCATGGGCGAGCAGGAGGTTTTCATCGCCAACAATGGCGACGAGATCGTGATCCTGCGCGGCAAGGAAGTCGCCATCCGGGTGAAGCACCTCCGCGTCCTGATGGACGCGCGCAAGACCGTCTGGGACCAGGCTGAGGACGGCTCGTTGATCGAGGACACCAAGAGGGAGGTTCCGGCCTTCAACATCCAGATCCTCGGACTGTCCGAGGCCGCCTGACATGACGTTCCTTGAGCTGGCCCGGAAGGCGGCGCAGGAGAGCGGGACGGTCGGCGCTTCGGCGCAGCCCGTCACGGTCGCCGGCCAGACCGGGCGGCTCGGGCGCATCGTCGGCTGGACCGCGGACTCGTGGACCGAAATCCAGCGGTCCCGCCGCGGCTGGCGATGGATGCGGCGGGAGTGGACGGGCCCCACCTTCAACGGCGTCGCGGCCTATGCGGGCGACCAGATCGGCGCGCCGCGCTGGTCGGAGTGGTCGCGCCATGACGTGGTGTACCTGCGCGCCGCGGGCGAGACGACCGAGGACCGGCTGACGTGGCAGATGTGGGACTTCATGCGCGAAGCCCGGCGCGTCGGCTCCGGTCTTGAGGAGGCTGGGCGGCCTATCGAGTGGAGCGTCGACACCCAGGGCCGCATCGTCTTCTGGCCGACGCCTGACGCGGCCTACACGGTCCGCGGCGTCTACCGGCGCGCGCCGCAGCGCCTTGTCGCCGATGGAGACGTGCCGGAGATGCCGGAGGAGTTCCACGACCTGATCTGGCTCGGGGCGCTCGGCAAGCTGACGCTGTTCGATGAGGCCGCCGCCATCGCCCCGGCCTACGCCAACATGTACCGCGGGCTCATGCTGGACCTGTGCAACGCGCAGCTTGATCCCGTCGAGCGCGCCTCCTCCGGCCCGCTGGCCTGACATGCAGCAGCCGTTCACCTTCCCGCTGCAGGGCGGATACGACCTTGTGACGCCCGCCGTCAGCGCGCGTCCGGGCTCGCTGGTGGGCGGCTACAACTATGAGCCCGACGCGGACGGCTACCGCCGCTTCTCGGGCTGGGAACGCCTCGACGGCCGCGCCAAGCCGCATCTGGCGGTGTATGCCGTGCTGCCCTTCACCGCGGGCTCCACGGCCATCCTCGCAGGCCAGACCGTGACGACCGTGGGCGGCTTCTCCGCCATCGCCCTCCTCGACGCGGTGGTGGAGACCGGCACATGGGGCGCGGGCACGGCCGCCGGTTATGTGGTGGTGGGCGACCCGACCGGCTCTACGGCGACAGGCGACACGCTGCGCGTCAGCGGCTCTCCGGTGGCGACCGCCGAAGGCCCGGCGACGGAAGGCGGCGCCTCGAACGATACGCAGGATGCGGCATGGAGCGCGCTCGCGGTCGCCCGCCGCCGCGCGCTGATCGGCAAGCCGGCAGGGCAGGGGCCGGTGCGCGCCGTCTGGACCTTCGGCGCCGACGTGTTCTGCATCCGCGACGCGGCCGGCGGCGCGAGCGCCGTCCTGTTCAAGGCGACGTCCTCGGGCTGGGTGGCGCAGTCGCTGGGATCGAGCATCGCCTTCACCGCGGGAACCGGCGCGATCACCGAAGGCTCGACCCTCGCCCTGGGCGGGGCCAGCGCGCCTGTGCGCCGCGTGCAGATCGTCTCCGGCTCGTGGTCGGGCGGCGACGCCGCGGGCTGGTTGTCGATCGGCCCTGTCACTGGCGGCCCGTTCACCGCGGGCGCGGCCACGGCCACGGGCGGCGGCGCGGCGACCCTTTCCGGCGCCGAGGTGGCGAACGTCCTGCCGCCTGGCGGGCGGTACGAGATCGTCGTTCACAACTTCTACGGCGCGGCTGGCTGGCGGCGCTGCTACGGCGCCAACGGCGTCGGGCGCGCGTTCGAGTACGACGCGCTCACCGGCGCGTTCATGTGGCTGCGCACCGGCCTGTCCGACGCGCTCGACAAGCCGCAGCACATCGCCGAGTTCCGCAACCACCTATGGCTCGGCTACGCCGCCGGATCGTGGCAGCACAGCGCGACGGGCGATCCTGTCGACTGGCGCGCGCTCACCGGCGCGGGCGAGATCGCCGTCGGCTCCGAGGTGACGGGCTCGATCCGCAGCGACAGCGCGCTCATCCTGCTCGCGCTCAACCGCATCGACTATGTGACCGGCTTCGACGCGGACTCGTGGGACGTGAAGCCCCTGACGGAGGACGCGGGCGCGCTGCGCTGGAGCGCCATCATGGGGCCCTCGCCCCTCTACATGGAGGATGGGGCGCTGCGCCGCCTCACGGCGTCCGACGCGGCGCTGGGCGGCTGGCGCATGACGGCGCTCTCCTCGCAGATCACGCCGCTCATGAAGGCGATCACCGGGCGCGGGGCCAAGCCGGCCGCCGCCATGCGCGTCCGGGCGCGCGACCTGTGGCGCGTGTTCCTCGACGACGGCACGGCCCTGAGCGTCTATCTGGGCCGCAAGAACCCGGAGATCATCCCGCTCGATCTGCCGGCCGCCGCGTTCACCGCCTGGGCGTCGCCGAAGGACGACGGGCGCGAGACGCAGCTTGTCGGGCTGGCCGATGGCTGGGTCTGCGAGACGGACGTCGGCGCGGACTTCGACGGCGCGCCGATCGAGTACCTGATCCGCATGGCCGACGTGCTGGCCGGCGCGCCGCGCTACGAGAAGCGTTGGCACTCAATGCACCTCGAGATCACCGGGCCGCCAAGCGCGACCATCCGCATCTCGACAGAGGTGGACCACGGCGACCCGGACGCAGCGCCCGCCCGCGCCGAGGCGTTCGAGGTGCGCAGCGGCGGCGGCTTCTGGAACACCGCGATCTGGAACGAGTTTTACTGGTCGACGCAGGTTGTCGGGCAGGCGCACGCCGATCTCGACGCCAACGGGCGCGCCATCAGCATCGCGGTCTACGGCGAGACCACGGGCGAGCTGCCGCACACCCTGCGCGCCGCCAGCATCCACGCAACCAACCGCCGCCTCGTGCGAGGGCTCGGATGACCAACGAATACTTCGCCTTCGGCGAGGACATCTCGCCCCACACGCTCGCGCGCGCGCAGCAGATCGCGGCCTACCTGCGCGCCATCGCGCTGGCCTTCGACAAGCTCCCGGACCCCGACGCGCTGAATCAGGGATCCTTGGGCTTCGGCGTCGCGACGGGCCCGGCCAACGCCTACGTCCTCACGCTGGACCCCGCCCCCACGGCGCTCGCTGTCGGCTCGACGTTCCATTTCCAGGCTCCAGCGACGAACACCGGGGCCTCGACGCTCAACGTCAACGGGCTCGGCGCGACCACCATCCGCGACTTCGCTGGAAACGATCTTGCCCCGGGCATGATCCCGGCCGGCGCGATCGTCACGGTGCGCTACGACGGGACCGTGTTCCGGCTCAACTCCCAGGTGGGCGCGGTCATCCCGCTCGACGGGAGCGTGACCACCGCCAAGATGGCTGACGACGCCGTGACGAACGCCAAGCTGGCGAACATGTCGGAAGGCACCCTCAAGGGGCGACAGGCAGGCGTCGGCACGGGTGACGTCCAGGACCTGAGCGCCACTCAGGCGGTCGGCATCTTGGCGTGGGCCTTTCTGCAGACGGCCAACAATCTCAGCGACCTGACGAACGCGGCGGCGGCGCGCAGCAACCTCGGGCTGGGGACGGCCGCCACGGCGAACACGGGAACCGGCGGCTCGAACGTCCCGACCGTGACGCAGGCCGACAGCCTCTATCTGCGCAAGGCCATGAACCTTGCGGACGCCCCGGACCCCGCGGCGGCGCGCAGCGCGCTGGGGCTTGGGACCGCGGCGACGGCGAACACGGGAACCGGCGCGGGCGACGTTCCGACGACGGCGCAGGCGGATGCCCGGTATGTGAACGTCACCGGCGACACAATGACGGGCGCATTGAGCGCGACATTTCTAGGCATCAACGGTCAGAACGCTTATCTATCGGCCGATGCAACAAATACGTTTTTGGTATTCGACAGCGGTGATTACTTTCAGTGGATAAAATCCGCAAATGAAGGTGGGTTTGCGCTTGGGAGTGCGTTCTATCGTTTCGACGCGACCGGCGTGCCGCAGGATGGCAACAGCGTTCTGCGGACTGAGGCCGCGGACGCGCGATATGCTCGCCTTGCTTCTGCCCCAACTTTTTCAGGCGACGTTACGGCCCCCACCTTCACAATAACCGCTGACGGCAGCAACCGCATTCAGCAAGGCGCGGTAACTCTACGAGACACAAGCCCTTATGTGGCTCTGCGCGACACAAACAACTTAGGCGCTATCGTCTTCGTTGACGGTGGCTCGTTTTATGTACTGCGCACGCCAACAGATTCATTTTCTGGTGAGCAAGTCAACGGACGCTGGCCTATCCAGATTGATCTTTCAAACAACAATGCTCTGTTCGGCGGAGACGTAAACGCTATCACCTTCACCGGCAACGGCGCGAGCCTGACGAACGTCAACGCGGCCAGCGTCCAAGGGGCGACGATCAACACCGCCGCCGCGGCCAACACCGTCGCCCAGCGCGACGGCAACGGCGACATCACGATGCGCTACGCGCTGACTGAATACGCCTACATGAGCCACCTTCCGGCGCAGTCTGACGTCGACACCCGTTTCGCGTCCTCCACGGATCAGTTCGTCCGCTGGAACACCGCCGCCGGCATGATCGCCTCGCTGGGGCTCGACGCCCGGTACGCCCCGGCGGGCTACAACGGCTCGAACGGGGCCAACCTCACCTTCCCGCTCTGGGAGACCGTGATGGTGATCGGTTCCTCGGTGCTCACAGCCCGCGCGGAAGCCAGAGCCATCTACCTCGGAACAGACGCGCGGTTCTTCCAGTTCGCGGTCAACGGCACGCCCCTGACGGGCACATGGCGCTCGCGCGGCCATGCGCCTGACGACGTGACCGGAAATTGGGCCGCCCTGATGGTGAGGGTCGCATGATCCCCTGGCGCAACCTGCGCGACCCGCGCGCCCTCGGCGAGACGCCGGAGGGCTATCTCGTCGCGCTGGAGATTGACGAGGGCGTCGGCTGGGAGCCCGCCATCTACTGCGCGCGGCCCGGCGGCGGCGGCATCTGCGACGCGGTGCTGGCCGCCATCGCGGCCGGCGATTACGCGGGCCAGATCGAGCCGTGGGTTCCTCCGGCGCCGACGCCGATCCTGCGCGACAGCCTGTCGGCGATCGAGTTCTGGGACCGCGCCGAAACCATCGGGCACACGGAGGCGACTGCGGAGGCCGCCGCCGACGCAGCCCTCGCCGGGGCGCCGCCCGTCATCACCGCCGAGCAGCACGGCCGCATCGTGCGACGCATCCGGCGGGCGACCGCCTATCCGCGCCTTGATCCCGACTTCAACGCGCTGCTCGCCTTCCTCGGCATCACCGAAGCGCAGCGCGACGCGCTCTACACGGACTGACGCCATGGCCATCACGCCCAAGATCAAGCCTTCCGGCGTCAAGCTCGGGGGCATGAAAGGCATGACCCCGCCCGCGGTCCCGAAGGAGGAAGACCCCGGCAAGCTGCTCGGGGGGCTGCTCGGGCAGGACAGCGCGCTCCTTACCCGGGCGCGCGCCACCGGCACGCAGATCGCGAACCGCCGGGGGCTCCTCAACAGCAGCATGGCGGCGCAGGCGTCGGAGAACGCCGCCATCGACGTCGCCGTGCCGCTCGTCTCCCAGCAGGCGCAGCAGAACGCGGCGTCGAACCTGTCGGCGCAGGGCTTCGGACAGAGCCGCATCCTGCAGAACGACAGCATCGACTCGCAGGAGCGGATGCAGGAGCGCGACCTTGGCTCCCGCCGCGACCTGACCGGGATGGAAATCGAGAGCCGCGAGAAGCTGTCGGCGTCCGACATCGCCAGCCGCGAGAAGCTGACCGGGATGGAGATCGGTTCCCGCGAGAAGCTGACGGCGCAAGAACTTGCCAGCCGCGAGGGGCTGGCCGGTCGGGAGATCGCCAGCCAAGAGAAGCGCCAGGCCGAGCAGCTCGCCACGCAGCGCGACCTCACCGGCGCCGAGATCGCCAGCCGGGAACGCCTGAACGCCAGCGACCAGGCCGCGCAGAGCCAGCGCCAGCAGGCCCAGATCGCCTCCGACACCGCCGAGAAGGCGCTCGACCGGGATCTGCAGGAGCAATTGGCCAACTGGAACCTTGACGCCAACGAGCGGCAGGGCGCCGCGACCATGCTTTCGCAGCAGCAGCAGTGGTACGCGGCGGAACTCCAGTCGATCCAGGGCAACACCGCCATCTCGGCGAAGGACCGCGAGATCGCGGTCAAGGACGCGCAGGCGCGCAACGAGAAACGCATCTCGCTCGTGCGCCAGATGTACAACGTCAAAGTCGAATGGTGAGGGGCTGACCCATGGGCTTCTTTTCCAAGATCGGCAAGATTTTCAAGAAGGTCACCAGCAGCAAGATATTCAAGGTCGCCGCGGCGGTCCTTGGCGTCGCCGCTGTGGTGTTCACCGGCGGCGCGGCGCTGGGACTGGCGCCCTTCGCGGGCGGCTTCGGCGCGGCGATGGGGGGCATATCGAGCGCGCTGGGGCTGACAGGCACGGTCGGGAGCGTGCTGACAGGCGCGCTCACGGCGGGCGGCTACGGCGCGGCGATTGGCGGCCTGACGTCGCTCGCCACCGGGGGCGACCCGCTCGATGGCGCGTCCATGGGGCTTGCGACCGGCGCGCTGACCGGCGGCCTTCTGGGTGGCTTCGGCGTGGGCGTCGACCCCTTCGCCGGGATCGGGACCAAGGCGGCGCCCGCGGCGACCGGCGGGGCGGGGCTCGTGGGCGGCCCAGCCACCACGCCCGCCACGGCAGGCATGGCGACGCCCTCGCTGGCGACGACCGGACCGGCGACCGCAGGCGCGGCGACCACCGGCCCGGCTTCCGTCGCGTCCGCATCGAGCCTGCCGGCGGCGGGCCAGGGCGGCGGGCTCCTCGGTGCGGGCGGCTGGATCGAGCGCAACGGCGCGCTTGTCGGCTCGACCCTCTCCGGGCTCGGGCAAGGCCTCGCGACCGGCATGGCGGCCGGCGACAAGGCCGACGCCGAGCGCGAGCAGTTCGACCGCATCAGCGGCAACTTCGCCATGCCGGAAGGCGGCTACGAGGGCTCGACCAGCCCCGCGGACGGCCCGCGCCCGACGCCCGCGGTGAAGTGGGAGAGCGGCGCGACGCCGGCTCGCAAGCCGCGCTGGCGCTACAACCGCGAGACCGCACAGGTGGAGTACGGCTGATGCAGATGCCCGACAGCCTCTCCGGCATGCCGCAGCGCACCGCCAAGGCCGAGACCGCGGTGCAGCCGCCGGCCGGCGCGGCCCCGCAGGACACGCCCAACGTCACCCCGCAGGAACAGGCGCTCTATGAGCGCACCGTCGGCGGCGCGCTCCTCGCCATCTTCGATGGCAAGGCGCTGCAGGGGACCGTAGAGGCGCTGAAAGGCGACGACCCGGCGCAGGGCGTGGCGATGGTGACCGGGGCTGCGATGGCGCGCGTGGCGGAGGCGGCCATGCGCAAGGGCCAGCGCATCCCGACCGACGTCCTCATGCACGCGGCGACCGAGGTGTTCGAGAACGTCGCGGAGTTCGCGGCCAAGACCGGCGCCGGAGCGGGGCTGATGGAAGACCCCGCGGCGCAGCAGCGCGCGCTCGTGATGGCGTTTGAGGAGATGCGCGCCTCGCTCCCGCCCGGGGCGATTGACGAGCAGGAAGCGCAGGCCGACTTCGCCGAGGTGCAGCAGGCCGACAAGAGCGGCCAAGCTCCCGCGTTCATGCAGCAGGCCGCCGGCGCCGCGCCCAAGGCGCAGCCGCCCATGGCGAAGAACGGAGTCGCCTGATGGCCGGGCTTCTGGGCTACGCGCTGGCCGGCGCCGCCGCTGGCGTCGGGCAGGGCCTTGTCGAGCAGGGCAAGGCCGCGCGCGAGCAGGCTTTCCGCATGATGGAGATCGGCGTCCGGCGCGAGGAGGCCGCGGCGACGCGCGCGCTCACCGTCAGCGAGGGCGAGAAGGATCGGGCGTCGCGGGCCGGGCTTCTGGGGGTGGAGGTTGCGTCTCGCGAGCGCAGCGCAGCAGCAGACCTTGCGCTCCGCGCAAAGGCGCTGGGACTGCAGGAGACCGCCACGCTGGCGCAGATCGAGGCCGAGGAAGAACGGCTCCGCATCGCGAAGCAGACCGCCGACACGCAGACCCGCGTGGCCGACGCCGGGATCACGGGCGACCAGGAAGACCGCGCGCTTCGCCGCGATGCGCTGGGCCTCACCAAGGAGACCGGCGACCGAGATTACGATCTCCGGCTCAAGGCTCTTGAGTTGCAGACGGACTCGACGGCGGAGGAGATCGCGCAGCGGTGGGAACAGCTCGGGCTCACCAAGGAAGCCACGCTGGCCGAAATCCAGATGGCGAAGGACCGCTTAGCGCTGGACAGCGACCGGGTGGTGATCGACGCGCTCGACAAGAAGGCTGACCGCAAGGCCGCGGCCGACGCGGTGGCCGACGTCACGTCCAACGAGCGCGGCGAGCTGGTCATCATCACGCGCTCCGGCGCGGCGAAGCCTGTGCTTGTGGACGGCAAGCCGCTGAAGCCGCCCGCCGAGGGGGCGTCCAGCGCGTCGAAGTCAAGCGTCTACAACGCCACCCTCAAGGCGCTCACCGACGCAGGAACGGACACCGCGGACGCCATCGAGATCGCGGCCGAAATCGCTGGCCTGCCCGTCGGCGGCGCGGGCGGCGGCCTGCTGGGCGCCGATCCGGCGGCGGCTCCGGCCGCCCCGCCTCAGGCCGCCATCGACGCGCTCAAGGCCAACCCGTCGATGCGCGATCAGTTCGACGCGAAGTACGGCGCCGGAGCGGCGGCCAAGGTTCTCGGGCGGTAGCATGGCCAACTTTTTCGACCAGTTCGACGCGCCCCAGCAGGGCGCGGCGCCGCTCAGCGCGCTCGAAAGGCTGCGCCAGAAGCGCGCTCAGGAGGCGACGGGCGGGGACGGGGGAGGCCGCTCGACGCTGCAAACCTATGTCACCGACCCGCTTGCGCGCGGCTACAACAGCGCCACGCAAGGCGCCGCCGCCAGCGCCTTCGCAGGCGGGCTGATTGGCCCAGAGGAGGCCGCCGCAAGCATCGTCGCGGACGAGAAGGATGCGGCGGCGACGCCGATCCCCGAGGACATCGCCAAAGGCCTCAAGGAAATCCAAGACGCGAAGACTCTCGCGGGGGGCGCGCTGGCGGTTCTGCGCAACCCCAGCGCCGCGGCGGTGGTGTTCATGGAGTCCGTCCCCGCCATGCTCGGCATGGCCGCGGGCGGCTTGGCAGGCGGCAAGGCAGGCGGGCTCATCGGCGGCGCGGTCGGCTCCGTCGGCGGCCCCCCCGGCGCCGCGACCGGCGCCGCCACCGGCGCGACGGTGGGCGCCGTCGTCGGCGCGGGCGCTGGCTCGTACATCAGCGAGTACGGGGCGAGCTTCCTTGACGTGGTGCGCGACAGCGGGGCGCCCCTCACCGAGGACGGCCTCACCGCAGCGCTCAAAGACCCAGCCATCGTCGCGAAGGCGCGCGAGAAAGCCGTGGCGCGCGGTGTCCCCATCGCCGTGTTCGACGCGCTGTCCTTCGGGATCGCCGGGCGCCTTGCCAAGCCGGTCGCCAAGCTGGTCGGCGGCTCGGCTCGTCGCCAAGCCGTCGCCGCGGTCGGCGCTGAGGGCGCGGCGCAGGCCGCCTTGGGGGCGGGCGGCGAGGCCGCGGCGCAAATCTCGTCCGAGGGGAGCATCACGAAGCCCGGCGACGTGGCGCTCGAAGGCATGCTGGAGCTTCCCGGCATGGCTATTGAGCTCCCGGCGGCGGCGCGCGCCCGCGGCGCCCCCGCTGCCCAAAGCGGGACGCCGGGCGACGCGGAGACGGCCGCAACCCCGCCCCTCGCCCTTCCCCCGCCTGGCCCGGCCACCGCGGGCGCCGTGGTCACGCCGCCGGGGCTTTCCGGGGCCGACAGCGCGGGCGCGCCCGCGCGGCGCGTCCCGATCAGCGACAACGCCCGCTACGTCTACGGCCGCCTGAAGGCCGCGGGCATCGGCGACGCGCAGGCCGCGGGCTGGGTGGGCAACCTCATCCAAGAGAGCGGCGCGGGGCTCGACCCGACCGCCGTCGGCGACGGCG